AGGACGCATGCGGTGGTTCTGAAGGTGCTTATGAACGACATCAAGGAGTGACACATGCCGCTTCCAAAACCCAAAAAAGATGAGAAACAGGATGATTTCGTTTCCCGCTGCATCTCCGATGTGATGCATTCTGGTGAGACTGATGATAACAAACAGGCGGCGGCAATCTGCTTTAATCAGTGGCGCGAGTCGCAGGGCAAGAAAACAATATCAGCCGCTAAACTTAAGCAGATGCCAGTGCCTGAGGACGATGAAGACGAAGACGACTTCATGGAGCGCTGCACCGATGAGACCGGTGATGAAGATTCCTGTCAGATGGCTTGGGACTCGTACTCTGGAGACAATGGTTACGAGAGGAGCGCCAAGGAAGTGATTCGCAAAACGCACTCCCAGACACTTGACGGCAAGGAGTTCGTGCTGTCTGACGCCACTATTGATCGTTACGGAGATACGGTCAGTTCTGATGGGTGGATACTCGATAACTTCAACAAGAATCCAATTGCATTGTTCAACCATAACCCAGACTTTCCAGTCGGGCGATGGCAGAACCTTGGAATACGCGAAGGCGGCTTGCGCGGTCACCTTGAACTAGCGCCAAAGGGTACGTCACGGCGCATTGATGAAATCCGCAAGCTGGTGGACGCTGGCATCCTGCGCGCCGTCTCGGTCGGCTTCATGCCGATAGAGGCTGGTCCGCGTATGGCTGGTGGTAAGCATGCTGGCAATTCGTACATGAAACAGGAATTGGTAGAGACATCGCTGGTCGCTGTACCGGCGAATCCGAATGCCTTGGCGGTTGCGAAATCGCTCAAGGTTTCCGACGATACCTTGAAGCTGGTCTTCGGCAAGCAAGCCGCACAGGGACCAGTGACAAGGGCTTCGGGGAAGGGCGGCAAGCAAGCCGAAACACGATCATTCCAGAGAAGGAATAATGGAATGAACCTCTCTCAACGCATTCAGGAAACTGAAGCGAGGATCGTCAAGTATCAGGATGAACTTGATGTCCATATGAAGACCGTGGACGACGAAAATCCCACGGAAGAGGCGATGATTGTTACCAAGGATCTGACGACCAAGATCGAGAAGCAGCAGGCTTCGCTTGAAGCCCTCAAGGGTGCCGAAGCGAAACTTGCTCTGTCGGCAGCGAAGGCAAATGGAAATGGTGCCAATGGCGGCGGGTCCGGAAATGGCAGCGCGCAAGCCATGACCATTTACAACCCTCGCCCGTTTGCGTTCCCGGCGAAGAAGATCCAGCCGATGGATCATCTCTGCCGTGCCATCACCGTGGCGCTCAAACATCACGCAGAGAAGAATCAGCGCCCGATGATTGATCTGCTGAAGGAAACTTACGGTGACAACGAGAACACCGAAATGACCCGCATGGTTATGGGTCAGATGGTGTCAAAGGCGGCGACAATCCCCGCCGACACGACGACGCTGCACTGGGCTTCTGAACTGGTGCAGACGGTTATCGGTGAGTTCATCACTGCACTGATGCCGTTGTCGATCTATCCGAGACTTGCTGCCAAGGGTGGCTCGTTTACCTTTGGCCGCAATGGCACGATCTCGTTGCCAGCACGTAATACGACTTCGACAATTGCCGGGTCGTTTTTCGCGCAGGGCGCTCCAATCCCGGTGCGTCAGGGTGCGTTCTCGGCAATTACGCTGACCCCCAAGAAGTTGGGTGTTATCACCACGCTGACCAGAGAAATCACCGAACATTCGACACCTTCCATTGAGGGCATCGTGCGTCAGGCGATTCTGGATGATACGGCTGTGGCGATTGACAGCATCCTGCTCGACAACAATCCGGCAACCACGACACGTCCAGCCGGGTTGAAGAACGGTGTCACGCCTTTCACAGCAGTGACAGGTGGTGGAATTGCCGCAGTCATCGGTGACCTCAAGGGACTGGTTGGTACCTTGATTGCTGGAACGAACGGCAACCTTCGTGCTCCTGTCTGGATCATGAACCCGGCAGACGCGCTGGCCGTCTCGCTCACTCAAGCAGCGGCAGGCGGTGCCTTCCCGTTCTTGGATGAAATCGGCAGGGGTACGTTGATGGGCTATCCGTTGATTACGTCATCGACGTGCCCGGTCGACACCATGTTCTTCCTCGATGCGGCTGACTTCATCACGGCAACCGGTGATTCTCCACGGTTTGACGTTTCTGACCAAGCAGTCCTGCACATGGAAGACACTACGCCCCTCCAGATTTCTTCGTCTGGAACGCCTCCGACCGTTGCTGCACCAGCCCGCTCGCTGTGGCAAACCGACACCATCGGCATCCGCATGATTATGGATTTGAACTGGGCCGTGCGGCGCACTGGTGTTGTAACCTATACGACCGCGATGACTTGGAACTAACAATCAACTGATGTTGTCCTGCGCGGTATACATACCGCGCAGGATTGCATGAAAGGATTTTGTAATGCCTCCGGTCAAACCAACCAGCACTGCCGACATCACAGGGAAAACTGCGCGACGACAGGCGCAAGCTGCACCGCGCGACGTTGGAGATAACGTGGTGCCAAAGCCGACGCCAACCCAAGAAGAAAACGATCTTGCGGCGGCTGGCGTTCATATCGAAACGCATGAATGGGACGGCACACCGCTTCAGAACAAGCCGCCATTTACGCCGCCAGACCCGGATAGACCAGATATTCCACCGGGTGCGACAGCGCCAACTGTTTCATCGTTGTCTCCGGATACGGCGGTGGCCGGTGATGCCGATGACATCACGATGACCGTAAACGGTTCAGGCTTCATGCCCGGTACGGTGATTGTGTTCAATAGGCTCGATGAGCCGACGACCTACGTATCAGCATCGGCAGTTTCAACTGGCGTTAAGCCGTCATTGTTTGTCGTTCCAGCGGAATGCCCTGTTGGTGTTCGCAACGGATCAATCAAGAGCAACGAAATGCCATTCACGTTTACGGATGGGTCACAAAGATCCAGACGTTAAACTGATTCCCTGAAACTTAACCCCAAGGAGAAATAGTTATGGCTGAGACAACGCAACACAGAGGAACTGTGCCGCAGGAGACAGAAGCATCGCGAAAAGCGCAACTTGAGGCCAACGAGAAAAACAGGGAAGCCCGCAAGGAGCATGAAAAAAATGCGGAAGCCGAAGTAAAGGCCAATGCGGAGCAAAGAGAAAGAAGCAACGCTGAGGCGATGGAGCGGATGGAAAAAACAAAACCAACGCCGACACAGGAAGAAAACGACAAGGCAGCTAATGGTGTCCATGTCGAGTCGCATGAGTACGATGGCTCTGCTCCGCAAGGGCAGACAGCGGAAGAGGCTGTCGCGTCAGCAAAGTACTATAAACAGCCGGAAGACTCGGCGCATATCGGTGCGCGGCGAAGCACTGAAGAGGAACGTAAGGCACATCAAAAGCAGTCGGAAGGCAGGCCATCCGGTAGCCAGTATCAGACACGGGCTGCTACTCCGAAATCCTGATGGCCAACTGGCTTACGAAGATAGCCAAGCCTTTCATCGGGAAGGCCACTGAAGGGCAGCCACGGGATGGACCGTGGCTCTTGCCCGTCACAGGTGGTTGGCTTCCTGCCACTGTCGGTGACAAGTGGAACTGGTGGCAGCTTGGCTACAACGTGGAATCGTTTGCACCTTCTGCGGTGGTGGAGGCGTGTGTCTCTGCCTATTCGCAGACGGTGGCGATGTGTCCCGGCGATCACTGGCTGGCGGATGGCAAGGGTGGGCGAGAAAGGATCACTACATCCGATCTGCATCGCATTCTACGCCAACCGAACGACTATCAAAGCATCTCTGATTTTCTGCTCAATGCGGTGCGGTCGCTTTATCTGACAGGCAACGCCTATGCACTAGCCGAACGCAACAGCCGTTTTGAAGTCGATTCGCTGCATCTGCTGGACGCGCGTTACAGTATGCCGATGCTCGCGGAGACCGGTGATATTTTCTATCAGACAGGCGGCAACCAGATTGTCGACAAGCTGTTTGGCGATCAGCTTTTCATTCCGGCCCGCGATATCCTGCATATCAAGTTGCAGGTCAACATGGCCCGCAACATCTTGCTGGGTGAAAGCCCACTGGTCGCCTTGGCCCGCGAGGTTGCGCTGTCGGACGCGGTCGCCCAGCAGCAACTGAACTTCTATATGAATCAGGCGCGGCCCAGCACGGTGCTATCGACTGACATGGTGCTGACCAAGGAGCAGGTTGAGATCATCCGTCAACGCTGGGACGAACAGGCCAAGGGGATGGGCTCAGGCGGCACACCAATCCTGACGCAAGGGTTGAAGCCGGTTTCGATGCCGACGATGACGGCGGAAGAGCAACAACTGGCCAACATTCTCAAGCTGTCGCAGGAGCGCATATCGATGGCGTTCCGTGTGCCGCTTCAGATTCTTGGTGTCGGCGCACCAGCAGGATCGACAGAAGTGTTGATGCAGCAGTGGATCGCGTCCGGTCTTGGCTTCTGCCTCAACCACATCGAGGAATGCATCGGTAACTTTTTCAACCTCGACGGACAGCCTGATGAATACGTCGAGTTCGACACCAGAGCGCTGTTGCGCTCCGCGTTTGCCCAACGTGTCGAGGGTTACACCCGTGGTGTGCAGGGCGGCATTTTTTCTCCGAACGAAGCCCGTGCCGAGTTTGAGATGCCAGCAGTTGAAGCTGGTGACGAGCCGCGCGTACAGCAGCAGGTCGTTCCGCTCTCGGCAGCAAACGCGATCCCGGCCATGCCAGCCGCACCGGGAGCGCCCCCAGCAGCAGGTCAGCCAGCGGTGACAAAGCCGTCTGCTGCATCATCAGATCAAAAGGGCATATCCAATGCCGAACTTGTCGAGCGATCTCTCACAGCTTTCTTCGATTCCCAGACAAGAAATCTCTCCATTTGAGGCGCTGGCCAGAGAACTTGGAGCAGTAGCTGGTCGTATCGAACGAGAGACTAACCTAAAAATAAATACATCCATTGCCGAAGCGAAAAACCAGCACATGGCGCTGGAGATGCGCTTTGCAAGAATGGAAGAAGACCTGACCAATGTTCTACGTGAAACACGCGAGAGGTTGGCAACCCTGAAGGATGGCAGAGATGGTGAGGTTGGCAGGGAAGGTCCGGTCGGGCCGCAAGGCCCGCAAGGCGAAACCGGCCCGCAAGGCGCTGCGGGCAAAGACGGTGAAGCGGGCAAGGAAGGCCATGAAGGCAAGGTTGGAAAGACTGGAGAAGCAGGAAGATCCGGAATCGACGGTAATCCCGGAGAGCCCGGAAAAGACGGACGACACGGCATAGACGGCAAGGACGGTGCCCCCGGTCCACGCGGTCCTATCGGTTTGCAGGGATTGCGTGGGTTGCCCGGTCGTGACGGCAAGGATGGCATGCCCGGTTTACGCGGAGAGCGCGGCGAGAAGGGGATACAGGGAGAGCGTGGATCATTTGGAGCACCCGGCTTCAACGGCAAAGATGGTGCTGACGGTGAGCGCGGCGAAAAAGGCGAGCCCGGTGACCGTGGCGAGATGGGTCCAATCGGTCTGTCGATCAAAGGCGATCCCGGTGAGCAAGGCGAGAAGGGTGAGAAGGGTGATCCCGGTTTACCCGGTATGGTTGGCAAGGACGGTATACCCGGTGAACGTGGCGATCCCGGTGAGCGTGGTGCCCACGGCGAGCAAGGCGAGCAGGGGCCTGCTGGGCCTCCCGGTTTGGTCGGCAAGACTGGTGCGCCCGGTGAGCGCGGAGAAATCGGTCCACAGGGTCCGCAGGGAGAACACGGGCTACCCGGCATGCAAGGCAAGGATGGCGCACCGGGTCAGCGCGGCGAGATAGGTCTGCAAGGCTTACGTGGTTTGAAGGGCGATGCAGGCAGGGACGGCAGAGATGGCAAGGATGGATCGCAGGGCGAACGCGGTTTACCGGGGCCGCAAGGTGCGCCCGGTAAGCTACCCAAAGTCAGAGCATGGGCTGAGGGCGTCAGCTATGAGGGTGATGTTCGTACTTATCAGGGCGGCTTGTTTCAGGCTGCATGCGATACATCAAAGTCACCATGGGACGAAAAGGATTGGGTTTGTCTTGCCGCTGCTGGTACGAACGGCGAAGACGGTGCTGATGGCCGGTCGCTAACGATCAAGGGAACGTATAACGCAACCGAGAAATATCATGCGCTAGATGTTGTCACTCTGGATCACACTTGGCATGTCGCTAAGAAGGATAACCCCAGCGCATGTCCCGGCCCAGACTGGAAAGCTGGTCCCGGAATCGGTCGAACCGGCAAGCCCGGTGACCGTGGTGAGCGCGGACTACCCGGCAAGGAAGGACCGGCTGGGCGTGAGGTCATCGCTTGGGATATTGATCGGAAGGCATATCTAGTTACGCCGATCATGAGCGATGGTGAGAAGGGTTCGACACTTTCTGTGCGTGAGTTGTTCGATCAATTCCAGATAGAGACGCGCTGATGCAAACCATCATCGAAGTTCTCAAACCGGCGACCGATCTTTCGCTGATTACGCTATTTGAGGCGAAGAACGCACTCAATCTCAGTAGCAGTCCGACCTATCTTGCCAACAGTGATACCTATGACGACCTGCTTGATTTCATCATCAAGCGGGCATCAGACGAAGTCGCGCGTTATTGCAATAGGGTCTTTGCGCAGGAAACGGTGACCGAGACGTTTATCGGTATGAGCGAGACCACCAAACTTTTTCTGGAGCGTTACCCGGTCAAAGAGATCATTAGCGTCACTAGCGATGGCGCGGAGTTGGCCGAGTGCAAGCTAGATAAGCTGACGGGAAAACTGATTTGCTTGTCCGGCACGTTCGCTGATCCGACTGTCATTACTTATACAGGTGGCTACGAACTGCCGTTTGAGTCGCCACCGGCATTGCGGCAGGCGGCAGTGCTGGCTGCGCGTGAAGCCTACTACGCTGCGTTGCGCGGCGATGCCACAGTGCGAATGATCGGTCACAAGGAGAGCCGTGTGATCTACTTTGATCCAAACGCTGCGCTGAAAGCTGTCAGCGGCGGAAGTAGCGGTGGTGGATCGGCGGCGACACGTTCGATGAAAGCATTGCTGGAACGGTTCACGCGCTGGGAAGTATAGATGTTCAACATCAAGTTCGTTACGAACTTGGCGAAAGCAGCATTCACTGGCGAAGAAGAACTGCTGGAAAACATACTGCAAAAGAAACTGGAGGGCATGGGTCAAAGCCTGATTATGTCCTATCTCGGTGGTCCTGCTGGCACGGCTTCACGCATCCAGCAGGCTGTAGCGACAGGTGGACAAAGCGAATTTGACCGGACGCGGGATCAGTTTCTGCATTCATTAATGCCAAGTGGCGGGCGGGTGGGTGGTGTCGCTCGCAAGATCGGTGCTCTCTTCAACGCCTCCGGTCGCGGCTATCGTGGGCGCGGTCACGGACGTGGTCGCGCCGGTAGCTGGCAGGCCAGCACTTGGGCGGCATCGCGGCAGGACTGGCTGGATAACCATTGGCACCATGATTGGCGTTCGCAGCCACGCGACGAACACGGACGCTGGATACCGGGGCGGCTCGACTATATCGCGGCGCAGTTTCAATATCGTGGCAAGCCACATAAAGGGCGTACTGTCCTGCGGCGGCGCAAGCGGCGCAGGTTGCGCAGGTTGGCAACCAAGCGTGAGTTGAAGAAGATGCTAGGAAAGGGATATCCGCCCGATGGCCATTAACTTCTCTGAGATGGTCTACAGTCACGCCCAGAATGTGTTCGGGCGTCAGGTGCTATTTACGCCAAAGGCAAACCCAACAGCAGCTTTCAGCGGACGCGGCATTCTCGATACCGATCCCATCGACGTGCAAGCCGAAGACGGATCGATCATTTCAGAAACGCGGGTCGTTCTGGATATCCGTGATGATGAGTTTGCTGTGATGCCGGTACAGGGTGATCGTGTTGACATCCCGGCTGACCCATCCGGCATACCAGCGCGAGGCCCTTTTGAAATTATTGATGCTGACCCAAACGGCGGCGGTGAAACAACACTGACGCTACGGCATATCGTACCGGCCAAACCATGATCGATACTCAAGGCAAGAGCATTGGCAGCGGCACAGCTAGTGGGGTGTCTAGGGGAGGCAGTGCCAGTACCGAAGCTATCATCGTGCGCGACAAGATCGTTGCTCGTATGAAGGCAATGCCGTTCTTCAGTGGATTTAATTTCGATACCAACAAGTCAAAAGTTATTGATCCAGTGAGCATTCCGTTTGCCGGTGTTTATTTTATCAACGAAGACCTAACACCGGATGGTGATACGAATGCCGGTGAAGTACGGTTTCGTTCATCAGCCCTGTATGGTCTCTCGGTGATCGTGCAAAACAACGATGCGATTGCTGCCGAGTACACATTGGATCAGGCTTGGAAAGTTTTGACGGTCGGTATGTTTACCGATCCAACACTGTACAACTGGAAGAATGTCGGAAAAACTGGCGAGGTTGCCATACAGGGATTTACGCGCGGCAACCGTACTCATCAATTCGGCAATGCTGGTGCCGATAACGCTATTCCGGTTGCTGAATTGCGTTTTACGCTGACGTGCGATCTCGGCACCATCGATTTCCCGCCAGTAATCGAGGACGATCTCAAGAAAGTGCATCTAGAAACACGATACCCGGCAGGCAGCGATCCTGCCGAAGTGCAACAAACCACAGCGGAATGGGATATCGAGGTAGAGCCATGAAAGTCAGAGCAAAGAACGACGACATTAAAAAAATCCTGAAGCATCCGACAGCGGGTGCATTTCGTGAGGATGGGACCGCTGATTGGCCGGATGATTCGTACACCTTCAGGCGCATCACTGATGGTGATGTGACGACAGAGGAACAGCCACAGCCGGAAATGGCGGCGAAGAAAGTTAAGAAAGAGTGATGAGCTACCGACAAACATCAGAGGAGAAATAAAAATGCCCGTGTCTTTCAGTCACGTTCCCGCAAATTGGCGGATGCCACTTTACTGGGTGGAACTTGATCCTAGCAAAGCTGGCTTGCCGACTTTTCAGGGTCGCTCGTTGCTTGTCGGCATTATGAATACGGCAAGTGCAAGCGCTATGGCCAACGTGCCGGTGCCAGTGGCATCGCAGGCGCAAGCTGATGCATTGTTTGGCCAAGGTTCGATGCTGGCCAGCATGTTCCGCACTTTCTTTGCCAATAACTGGGCGAACGAAGTTTGGGGTCTGCCGGTAGCCGAGCCTGCCGGTGCAGCAGCAACTGGAACGATTGTTGTTGCATCGCCAGCAACAGGGTCTGGTACGATTGCTCTATACATTGCTGGAATGCTTGTGCCGGTGCCTGTGTCGGCGGGGGATGCGGTTGGTGTTATCGCTACATCTATTGTAACGGCGATAACTAACAACAAGGATTTGCCGGTTACGGCAGTCGCCGCGACCGGTACCGTCACGCTCACTGCCAAGTGGAAGGGCACTCTCGGTAACGAGGTCAACGTGATGCACAGCTACTACGGTACAGTTGGTGGCGAGCAGTTGCCACCGGGTGTAGCGTTGACATTTACCCAGCCGGTCAACGGTACCGGCGATCCGATCTTCACGACCGCCATTAGCAATCTTGGTGAAACAGAAGTCGATTACGTCTGCATGCCGTTTACTGATCAACCGTCGATGTCGGCATGGGAGGCGGAATTTGGATTCTCTGACACTGGTCGGTGGGGCTTTATCCGGCAGCACTATGGTCAGATTTTCAACGCCAAGAGCGATACTCACGCCAACCTTCTGACGTTTGCTGCCACGCGCAACAGCGCCCAGATGTCGGTTATGGCCGTCGAACTTGCCAGCCCAACTCCATCTTACCAATGGGCGGCGGCCTATACGGCGAAGGCGGCACGGGCATTGCTCAATGATCCGGCGCGGCCATTGCAGACGCTATCGCTGGATAGCTGTCTACCGGCACAGGGACAGAATCGTTTCCTGCTATCGGAGTTGAATGCTCAGGCATACGGTGGTCTGGCCACGCAACGTACAATCACAGCGACACCGGTAATCATGAGGGAATCCACTACTTACGTTAAGAACCTATACGGAAATACTGACGACGCCTATGAACTTGTCACGACGCTTGCCACACTTACCAAACTGATACGCAATCAGCGTCAGGCTATCACTAGTAAATTCCCGCGTCACAAACTGGCGGACGATGGCACAAGATTCGGCGCTGGGCAGGCCATTGTCACGCCGAAGATCATCAAGGCGGAATTGGTGGCACAGTATCGCATTGATGAGTTCAACGGACTGGTGGAGAACGGCAAGGCGTTCAAGGACAATCTTATCGTTGAACGTGACGCAAATGATCCGAACAGAATTAATTGTCTTTATCCACCAGATTTGGTCAACCAACTTCGGATCTTTGCGGTTCTTGCGCAATTTAGACTTCAATACGATAGAGGGGTGGACACTGTAATAGCTGCATGATGAAGCGGTGTAAAAAGTGCGGAGAGAAATTTCCGGCGACATCTGAGTTCTTCTACGAACACAGGAGACGCGGAAGAGTAGAATTACGAACAAGGTGTAAACCTTGTATTCTAAAGCAGTGTCATGAGTACGGAAAAAATAACGCTGACACTGTTCGTGAGTACAACCTGCGCCGCGCGAAGACAGAGCATCATCGTGAAATTATTCGTAAGGCGCAGGAGCGATATCGTGCGAAGCCAGAATACAGACTGAAAGATCGTAAGCAATACAGACGGACTGTCTCAACACCGGAAGGTAGAGAGAAAATCCGTGTGAAGGTGAGAAGGCGACGTGCGCGGATAAATGGCTCAACACGCCACCACACCGTAGCTGATATTAGGACAGCGTTAGAGGTGCAGAACAATCTGTGTTTCTATTGCCGCGCCGATATATCAGCAAGCTACACGGTGGACCATCTCATCCCGCTAATTCGCGGTGGAAGTGACGGTCCTGAGAATATCGTCATGGCCTGCGCGAGTTGTAACTTTCGCAAAGCCGATAGGACTCCAGAGGAGTTCAAATCCGGCATAACACACAGGAGAGCGCTATGGCGCAGCGGATTGCCGGGATTGCATTTTTAAAGGTGGACGGTGCGCAGTTTCCGTTGCGTGGAAACTTTACGGTTACCCCATCGGTGATCGAGCGAGCCGGTATCGCCGGTCAGGACTACATCCATGGCTACAGCGAATTGCCACGGGTGCCATCAATCGAGGGAGACGTATCAACCGTACCGGGACTTGCGGTCGAGGACTTCGACGCTCAGGTCAACGTCACGGTTACCGCCGAACTGGCTAATGGTTCGGTCTATGTGTTGCGCGAGGGCTGGTGTGTTTCGGCCCTTGCTATCAACGCCCGCGACGGCATGGTCCGGGTCAAATGGGAGGGTATTAGCTGCGATGAGATTCAATAATGGCTGAAGAACAAAAATCAGAGGGAAAGCCAGTAAACGGAGCGGAGGTTTCTGAAATTGTTGTTTCGTTGCGCAAACCAGTTATTGCGCACGGCGAGGAAGTCAAAGAACTTAGATTCCGCGAGCCTACTGCTGGTGATATCGAAAGATGCGGCAATCCGGTGAACATCGAGTTCAATGAAGACGGCAAGCCGAAGATGACGTTCAATGAGAAGGCAATGTCGGCAATGATGTCGCAACTAGCGACGGTGCCTACATCGACCATCAAGATGATGAACACGCGCGACTGGAATACGGCGGCGTGGAATCTCGCAAGTTTTTTCATGCCGGACCTGTAGAAGCGCTGATCCTCGATTGTTACAGGCTGGCAAAATACTACGGTCGGCCACCGGATGAGTTTCTTAATTTGCCGGTCTCCAAAATAAACAACCACATGATGTGGACGGCTAAACTTATTGAAGCCTCGCGATCTTTAGAGGATGAGGATGGCTGACCAGAAAATAGAACTTGAGATAGCACTGCGCGATACGGTTTCCCAGACACTGGAAGCCATCGCCAGCAGGCTTGAAACGATGAACAAGAAGATGACTCGCGGCGGCGAGTCTATCTCCGACAGCGCCGACACAATTAAGAAGCTGGCCGATAATACCAAGCAAACCGGTCTGGACGCGAAAGACAGCACCAAATCATTGCTGACGATGAATGACGTGCTGAAGCAGATGTCGATGCTGATGGTCAGCGGACCAGTCGGCGCTGTGGTTGGCATAGCTGTTGCGGCGGGGATGGCGGCAGAAGGGGTAACCAACTTTGTCAAGAAGCGTCTTGAGTTAAGGAATCTAGCGACAGAGACAGGTCTTTCCGAAAACCAGATATCGGTCATGCAACGCGCCCAAGACAAGATGGGCATTCCGCTGGCGACAGCGACAGGCAACATCAAGCAAATTGCTGGTTCGCTGACCGAACTGAGGATCAAGAAGACCGGCAGCGAACTGTACCAAGGCTTAGCAGATATCGGTCAGGGCAAGTTTGCTGATGAATTGCTGAAGATGGTTGAGAGCGGCAAGATCGATGAAGCGGCCAGAGCGCTCATTGCAAAACATGCCGAGTTAAGAGCCATTGATATCGACACAGCACGAAAATATGCGACTCATGCTGTCAAGCTGCCGGAATCGATGTTGATGGGATACGAAGAGGCGGCAAGGGGACTTGAGCCTGCCTACCGCGTCAACCTCGATCACGCTGTGGAGTGGGTCAAGGAGATGGAGATTATCCACGCGCGGGCAAGATCGGTTGTCGATACGGCAATGCATAATGCCTTTGGCCGCATGGCTTGGTTCGTGGAGCATATGGACTACAGTTTTCTGACCGGCAAACCAAACCCGAAATACTGGGGGCCGTCTGCCCCTCCCGTGCCACCACCGCTGCCATCAATATCGGGGACAGGTGTTGGATCGATGACGCCGAAAGAACTTGACAATTATGCTAATTCAAAAAAGCAGAGCCTGAAAAAACAAAAGGACATCGGCACCATCCTGCAAGATATGTGGGACAAGACAAAGAGCACGGTCGGTCGGCAGGAAGGTGGACCTGTCACATCGGGAAATATGTACAGGGTTGGTGAGCGCGGGCCGGAAGTATTCGCCGCTGGCGGGCAATACGCGATGGTCGGTGAAGGAGGGCCAGAAGTTATTCGGGCACCGACATCCGGCAACATCACCAAGGCTGATCTCACGCGCGGTGCTCAGGTTGCTCGCGAGCGGGTTGAGAGCGTTGCGCGTGACTGGCAACCGCCAAGTCCTTCATCCGTTATTGCCAACAGAGCTTTAGGGTTTTTCGCTCCAAAGGGTTTATCTAATGCAGTGGAGTGGTTGAAGACGGAAGGTGCCAAGGGGGCGCAGTCTGAATGGAGGCCGTGGCTGAGACAGAAACTAGGCATTGAAGACCCCAAAGAACCGACACCGTGGGAGGCTGGCGGTTCGTGGGGTGAGGCCAGACCGATTTTATCATCGGCCCTTAGTGGCGAACTGAGGAACCCCACTACCAGACTGGATGCTTCCGTAACCTTCAACAACGTGCCACCCGGCGTGAGTACATCAGCCGAAGCCGATGGCATGGACAGCTTCAAGATGGCTCGTAGCCAGCCGCTGGTGAACTGATGGCTGACGATCCGCAAGTCGATATCGAGGTTGCACTAAAGGACTCGACTTCTTCGGTGCTGAAGGAGATCAGCAAGGAGATCGACCTTGTCACCCGCAAGATGGTCGAAGCCGGGATCAAGGGTACCGAAGCCTTCAACAGCATCACCCGTCATTCGCGTGGTGGCAGAGAAGAAATCGAGAAGACCAATGTTTCATTGTCGAGCATGGGCAAGACCATGTTCGAGATGGGCAAGGCCATGCTGGGGCCTGCCGGTCTTGCTGCCGGGTTCGTTGCTGTATCAAAAGCGATGACGAATTTCGCCCAGCAGCGTCAGCAGTTGCAGATGCTGTCAACGGATGTCGGCTTTACGGCAGAACGGCTGAAGCTTATGGCGAGAGTGGCTGAGCGTATGGGTATGGACCCAACGCAATCGAAGGCGTTCGCCCAGCAACTCGGTGGTCAACTGAAAGAACTGGCTACCCTGAAGATGGACAGCCCGTTGTTTCAGAACCTGACAAGGATGGGCGAGTCTAATTTTGCGAGGGAATTACTGAAGACGGTCGAGGCCAAAGATTTCGACAAAGCGATGGATATGATCGTTGCTAAATTTGAGGAGATGGGCAGAAAAAACAAAGACGCTCAGGAGTATTTCGCGAGAGATGTTCTCGGCATCAACGTCAGCATTCTGAAAGAGTGGACGGAAACTTCGGCAGGGATCGTGGTGGTCCAGCAGAAGAGTCTGGCCGAGACAAAAAAATATCTGGCCGATGTCGAGGCAGTCCACAACGCGCTCAATACGGCAATGGGCGTGACGTTCGATGTCATCTATACAGGTATGGAGAAGACCAACAAGAAATATGAAGAGTTCTCTAATATCATCAAACCACTGCTTTCTTCCTCCGTTCCATCGGATGTTCAGAACGTCAGTCCAGAAGTCACCAATCCGGCTATCCGAGAACTAAGGGGGTTGCCAATATTAAAGGAAGGTCCGCAAGCACCGGAGAAGCGGGCCGTTGGTGGACCTGCTTACTCAGGCCGTAGCTATGTTGTCGGTGAGCGCGGGCCGGAATTGTTCACACCGAACCAGAGCGGGACAGTGGTTGCCAGCCTGTCGAACGCGCAGCCGCAACTGCGGGAGATGGTGGATACCGAAAAGGAATCCAACAAGGCGCTGGATGACATTCTCACGGTCTTGAAGGAAATGCAGGGACCACCCGGTGGTCAGGGTGGTGCGATGGGGTTTGGTGGGCTAGGCACTGGTGGCCCCCCCAGCGCTGGCGGCGGTGGCGGCGGCGCTGGCACGTCTGTCGGGTCTATAGGGCAGTTGATGGGCACTGTTCATGGTTACGGCGTCAATGCTTACGCTGGTCAGACCGGACAAAAACTATTTGATCCAATGAGCGGTTCGCTGGGTGGCGGTCTTGGTGGATCAAGCGCCATGTTCGGTCCCGGTCAGCACATGGGCATCGATATCATGGGCAAGATCGGATCATCAGTTTATGCGATCAAGGATGGTGTCATCGTCAAAGCGCCAAGGGCTGGCGGCGGTATCGATCAGGTTCTTACAATCAAACACGCAGACGGCACTTACACGCGCTATCTGCATCAGGGTTATCTGCCGGGTCAGTATGTCGGCAAGCCGGTTACTGGCGGATCGGTTGTTGGATCGAGCGGCTATCGCAATGCACCACACAGCCACGTAGAGTTCTGGGTCGGTGAACCGGGTGCTCGCGGATCGCAACTTGGAAACCTGCGGGCTATCATGGGTTGGGATAAAAACAATCTGCCTGAAGGTGGAAAAGAAAGAGTCGGACGTGGACCAAGCGATGCCCCGGCAGTTGCTGGTACCGCTACCCAAACTACTTCTCTTGCTGAATCACGCACACAGCAGGCTAAAGAACTTGATGATCCGAAGGTACGCGACAAACTTATGGCTTATGCCTACGCGGAAGTCGGACACCAAGGTCCGAAGGCTGTTCAGGCTTTTATAGAAGAAGTGTTCAATCAGTCGGCGTCTCGCGGCAAATCTATCAACGATGTCTTAGCAAGCCGTTACTTTCCGGGTGGCACACATGCGGCAGCAGCGCGGCGTGGAGCGCCAACCGCTGTGCGCGATGCATACGGCAACATCATCGGAAAGGTTGTCGCCGGATCAAATATATCCGGTTATGCCACCGGCAATGCGTCCGGCAATGTGGGTTTTGGTGGTGGACCACAAACATTCAAAGCTGGTGGTGAACGGTTTGGAATCGAGGGACAAGATATTCCGTGGGCGCGACGGCAAGCCGAGGTTGATGCGCAGCGCCGTGAGTCTATGAATAAAGCGCTAGCTGACAAGATCGAACTGCGAACCGGCAAGGTATCGGCAACCGTCGACTTTGGAGACTTGGCGAAGAAAGAAGAAGCGAAGATGCCGTTCTTTAAACTGAAGCAGGGCGTCGAACCGCAAAATCAATCGGTGCGTGAAAGCCAAGTCGTTCCCGGCGACTCAGGTCACAGTGACTGGGTGCCGTGAATGGCGAAGGTATCAGAGCTTGCCGTTCTAGAGATCAACGGCAAGCTATATCAGGACTGGGAAACAGTAAGTGTCGTTCACCAGAAGCAGAAAAATCCATTTTTCTCGTACCGCTTTACCTGTTCGGAAGCGATGCCACTGGCGAAGAATTTCGGTGTATTGCAGATCAAACCCGGTGACACCTGTCAGGTTACGCTGGCTGGACAGCAAGCGGTCTTTGGTTACGTCAATACGCGGCAGGTCTTCTATGATTCAAAGCGGCACTACGTTGAGATACAGGGGTCGAGCAGTGTGGCTGGTCTGGCGTACTCCAGCGCAATTTCCAAGACGATGGAATCCAAGAACGTCACTGCTGAGCAATACATCAAGAGCCTGCTGAAACCAGTTGGTATCAATCTGAAGGTAGAGGGCGGGCAGTTACCGCAGACGAAGTTTGATCGGTTGTCTATTGCGCACGGTACAACAATACTGGAAGCGATAGAGCATCCGTTGCGAATGCTCGGAAACTTTCCGCTTACCAGTAACACGAAGGGAGATTTAGTGGTGAGTGCCGGGACGACCGGCAAGGGTGGCGATTTTGTCGAGGGTAAGAACATCTTGGAGGGGCGGGAGATAATTTACAACGAAGGAATGGCTACGCATATCTACCCGGTTGCCCAGAATCCCGGTACTGACAAAAAGAGCATGGTGCAAGTGGCCAGCGCTCCTTTTCTTAAGCAAAACTTCGATGGGCTTGGCTTGATATCTCGCTTCCTCCCTGCCGTGATCCCAACTGAGTTGCCAGCGCAAGCAAAGACTCAACTAGCCAGTCGTGCCAGCACGGACAACAGTTTGATGAACGGTGATCGCGTAACTCTTTTTATCACCGTTCAGGGTTGGCTTAATCCAAGCGGCAAGCTGTGGGACATTCAAGGGACATACAGCGTCAAGTCACCGATGCTGTTGATGAAGGGGGATGAGAAGCTACAGGCATATGCGATCACGTTCTCGCAGGACAATGAACGCGGCAGTCGGACGCTGCTGGAGTTGCGTAATGATGCGGCGATGTTTGGTGCCGTTCCAACTACTGGCGGCGACAATACCAGCACCAGCGATGGCAACCTGCAAAGCGGACAAGAAGGCGGGGTTCATACATGACGATCAGGACCACACTGTCGCAGGTCGCGCGGCAAGCTCAGATGTCATTGTCGCGGGCAACCGTGCGCGAGTTCGATGATGATCATCTGATGCAGCAGATTAAAGAAGCTGACGTATATCACAGCGAGACACCGTCAGATTTTGAGCGGTGGCAACCGGTTGGCATGACGGCGTTTCCGATCAAACAGCAGGAAGACCCCGACCAGAAGAAGCCGCAACAGAAATCGCAGAACGATCCGGGTGACTGGAATCACGACCAACCGACCGGTCCTGCTGCGGAGGCTGTGATGCTCTATATGAACGGCCAACGATCACATCCAATTGCGATGGTCGATGATCGGCGCGTCCGGCCCTACGGCATGAGCGAGGGTGAAGGCGCTCACTATGCGCCGGATGGATCGGAACAGATGGTGCTGTTCAAGCAGACCGGCACGTATGTTGTTTCTCTTGATGGTAAGTCGGTCAAGGACAAGAACGCTAAAGACGTTCGCATGGCGAGTTTGCGTCACGTCAATAAGAAGATGCAAACGCACAAGATTGATGATGACAGCAGCAGTCAGCAATCCAATCAGAGCGGTGGCGGTCAGGCAGCGCAAGCGCAAGCTCAAGCTAAAATACAAGTGGGGGCTCGCGCTGGTGACGGCGGGGGTGGTGCGGCTTCTCCTCCCGGCCAATCATCCGGCCAACAGAAGGAGAAATACAAGCACGAAGGCGACAGCGTCAACACCGAAGTCCGCGCCATCAAGGATCATATCGAGTTCTATGCTCCCGGTGACAAGCTGGTCGGTATTTACGATAAGTCGCAAAAGCGCTGGTTTCTGGATGTCGATGCGGCTGGCAAATCCACTACGGAGATGCTGACCAACAAGATCGTCCACAAGGTCGAGAACTCCAGCACCACGTATGAACCGAACAAGATTACGCATGCAGTCGGCGGCGCGAGCATTGAGATCACCGATGGCAATATCAAGTTATCGGCGGCGAGGATCGATCATAACTCCGGTGGCGGCGATAGCACGTCATCGGGTGACGATACCGACACCACAACAACACTGAGCGCTAAATCCAAGGGTCTTGCCAGCGGTCTCGGTGGCGCAGCCGGTGGACTCGGTAGCCTGTCGAGTGGACTGGGAAGTGTTGCCACCAGTGTCGGTGGATTGAGTGGACTGGCTGGCAACCTTGGTTCTCTCGGTGGAAACCTCACCGGGTTAACGAGCGGCCTGTCCAGCATTGCTGGTAATCTTGGTAGTCTTGGTGGTTTGCTCAGTGGCATTAACGGTCTTGGTGGTGCTCTTTCCGGTATCAACGGTGGCATTGGATTGCTTAGTGGTGCAATGAGTGGCCTGAGCAGTGGACTGGGTGGTCTGAATATTGGCGGGCTCAACGGTCTAGTCAGTGGTCTCAGCGGATTGACTGGTGGCTTGAGTGGTTTTGGTGGCGGTATCGGCGGCATTCTTTCCAGTGTTACTGGTCTTGTTAACAATATGAGCACCATGACTGGAATGCTGGCTGGCTTGCCTAATATCAGTTCAATCATGGGCGGACTGAACAGCCTGTCGTCATCGCTTGGTTCGATATCTGGCATCGCCAATGTCGTGACTAACATCGGCGCTATTGCCGGAAACTTGACTAGCCAGTCAGGCGCTCTTGGAAGTCTGGCTCCTGTTATTTCAGCGGTGACGGTCGGTCAGATGGGACAATTGCCGACAGATTTAAACACCACGATCAATTCGCTAAAGGCTTTGGTCGCCCAGTTACAGGCACAGGTAGTAGCGAATGCCAGCAGCGCATCGTGATGGTGATGCAAGGACTTGTGGTGCGACCACGGTCGTGGTTGGGCAGTCAGTTACTTATGTTGATGGCAGGCTGTGGTCGGTTGCCGGTGATATTAATACAGATGGCGATGGCATGCTGATCCCAAGTTTTACCGGTGTGTTCATCAATGGACTTCCCGTTATCGTAAATACGCCGGATGATGCGAAGCCTGATCTGAAGTGTCCTATCCTTAACTTTGACCACTGTGAACCAAAGACGGCTGGTGGTAGCGGCAGTACGTTTGCGTATGGATAATCAATGGCAACTATTCAAGAGATAGCCCCAGCACCGTGGCGCAAGGCTTTACAACCAGCCAAATACGGTGGGGTAGTCTTTCACGTCGAGTCGCAAGCCCGCAGTGGTGGTCGTCGTGTCGTCGCCCACGAATATCCTAAGCGCGATACTCCTTATTCTGAAGATATGGGTCGCGCGATGACGCGCTATCAGGTTACCGGTTACCTGATAGGGCCAAGTTATCACCAAACCAAGAGAAACTTAATCAAGGTGCTGGAGAGCGGCACAGCTAATGACTTGGTCGATCCGTATTATGGTTCGATCAAGTGCATCTGTGATCGCTACAGTGTAACCGAGACACGCGAGCGCGGCGGTTATTGTACGTTTGAGATGTCCTTTCTGGAGGTTGGCTCATCAGGAAATTCGGTGGAGCAGACCAACAGTCAGACGACTCTGCAAAACAAGGCAACGGATACGGGGAACACAACAGCAAGTAATGTAGATGTGCCTAATGTTGTCGCACCTCCCGGCGCTGCTGGCATAGGACATGCATGAAAAAATCAGAACGTGCAGAAGCTATTGAAGTTTCACGGCGCATAATAGGGCCGTTAACTACTTTCCCCGTGTCTTCGTTCAGCACGGCTGCGGCGACCATGCGGCTGGCTATCGGCCAGTACATGAGTAATTTTACCGAACTGAGATTGGACACGACTGTCGGTCCTGAATTGCTTACTTGCTTTGAGACGGCACGAAATGCGGGGGCAACGCTAGGCACGATGGATAGGGTTCGTGTTGCTATGTTTGAGGAAGCTCCGCAGTTTCCGCTGTGTATCTCTATCGTCAACGCAGCGATTATCTTTTCGTTTGTCGAGCAGTGTCAGATCATTGCTGTAATGGAGTTCAGGAGTCGAACCGATGTTAATCTGGTTATTGACAAGATGGTTCCGATTATCGATGAAATTAAATTGAACAGGACTGAGTCATTTTTGGTTTCTGATTATCAAAATTTTGTCGCCCTGTCGGCATTGCTGATCCAGCATCTGTCGGCAACTGAGCGGCAGCTACCGCGTATCTTGCAGCTTACCTTCCCGGCAAATTTTCCATCACTCGCTTTGGCCAATCGTATTTACGCCGATGCATCGCGCAGCGATGAATTGATTGCAGAGAATAGGACTGTCCATCCAGCCTTTATGGCCAGAGATATTCTGGCGCTGAGTTCATAAAATGGCTGATATTCGTATTGTCAGCGTAACTGACCTCGATGGCATCTGGGCAGACTGGCTGCTCAAGCCAGACAACATGCTCGATGAGACCGAAGAGTTGGTGAATATCGCCAAGGTCGCATTAATGACGTGGGGCTTGGCTGATGTTGACGACATCAGGCCGGACCCGGACAGCGAAGACCGGTATGGCTGGTGGGGTGATCTGGATGCTGAAACTGTTTGGGACGGCTGGCCTATCGGTGCGAAACTTTGGTTGCTGAGCCGATCCAAGATCACCGCTGCTGGGTCAGCAAACGGGGCCACATTGGCACTGGCTGAAGAATACTGCCGGGTTGCCCTTCAGCCCATGATCGACAAGCAAATTTGCAGTCAGATTGACGTAGCAGCGACACGGGTTGGCATTCAGCAGATCACTGTCTCTGTGAAAATTTATCGCGGACCACAGTTACAGATCGAATTACGTTTTCAGGATTTGTGGGACGCTATCAGGAACTAAGAGGAGGTCGGTATTCCTTGGACCACCCCTACGCTGCGCTCGGTACGAGAAACAGTTCGTGGTGAAATAACCACCTCGCTTGGCCGCGCCATATTTGTCGGCAATAGCGTCCTGCGCGTCATCGCTGATGCGCAGGCGGCGCTTGCGCATCTTGTCATGCGTTACATCGATTGGTTAGCGTTGCAGTTTCTTCCAGATACCGCAGAGACTGAATGGTTAGACAGGCACGGTGCTATCTGGCTGACCAACGCCGATGGTACATTTGGCCGAAAGTCAGCCAGTCTGGCTCAAGGGTCTGCGACAGTAACAGGTGTACCGGGTACTGTCGTGCCTGCGGCAACACAATTGAATAGCGGCGATTTTAATTATGAGACGTTATCGCAAATTGAGATCGGGACCATTGAAACGCCGATTGATATTCGCGCCCTCAATCCGGGTCTTCTCGGAAATCTGGAGAACGGTTCTCCGCTTGGTTTTGTCAACCCTCTTCCCAATGTCGATGATATAGCCTTTGTCGTAGAACTAACTGGCGGAACGGATGATGAAACAGATGAAGAGTTACGTGCCCGCATCCTTCAGCGCATCCGCGAAACACCCATGGGTGGTGATGCTAAGGACTACGAGCAATGGATTCTCGCGGTCCCCGGTGTCACCAGAGCGTGGTGCTACCCGCTGGAAATGGGCATCGGCACCGTAACTGTCCGTTTTTGTATGGATGACGTGCGGGCCGATAATCACGGTATTCCCAATGAAGACGATATTATAGCGGTAGAGCAATATCTCGCCACGACCAGACCGGTTACGGTCAAGGATCTCTTTGTCGAAGCACCGATCCCGCAACCAATGTCGATAAC